TAAGTGCTAGTAGTGACATATATGGGAGAGATGGTAGATTTTCAAGAGGAACAGTTGAAGTAGAGATTATAGGATCTACTTCTGAAGGAATAATAGGCACACAAACTAATCATGATTTATCTCTTAGAAGAAGCAATATTGAAAAACTAAGAATTACAGAAACAAGAACAATTTCCCCCCAATCTCTTTTAGTAACAGGTTCAATAACAGTATCTGGATCTGGAGCTCAAACCCCACATTTAAATATAATGGGTGCTATAAGTGCAAGTGGAGGAATTGAAGGTGCTACAATAAACATTAAAGGAGGTACAGCTTTATCTACAGATACCAATGGATATTTAACAATATCAAGTTCTAAAGTTATCATTCCTAATTTACCCACTTCAAATCCAAATGTTGTAGACCAATTATACACTACTGATTTAGAAGGAGTAAGAGTAATAGCTGTATCAGACGGATAATTAAATCTTAGTATTAACTAAAACAAATATATGAAATGGATAGGTCTTCAAGGAGAACCAATTGATACCATTACAGATTTCCCAGATAACACATTCGGATTCGTTTATAGAATAGTACATAAACCTACAGGTAAATCCTATATAGGTAAAAAAGTATTATATCATAATAGAAAAGTTAAATTAACTAAAAAAGATTTAGCAATGTATGAGGGGGTAGTAGGTAGGAAACCATCTTACAAACTAACAATAAAAGAATCTGATTGGTTAACATATTGGGGTTCAAATAAATTACTTAAGGAAGTAATGGAATTAGAACCAATAGATAATTTTGAACGTCACATAGTTAAAACAGCCCCCGATAAAAAACTATTAACATACTATGAAACGCAAATGCAATTTGTACATCAAGTATTAGAAAAACCTGATGAATATTTTAACGATAATATATTAGGTAAGTTTTTCACAAAAGATTTTGAATTATAAAATATACTTCGTATATTACAACACATGGTAAATGAGCTACTAGTTAATCTAGTTAATACAGTTTTAGGAGCAGGGAAGAGGACAGCACGAGGTAATCAAGCATACCATTGTCCTTTCTGTAATCACCATAAACCAAAATTAGAGGTTAATTTTACAGAAAATAAAAAAGGTTACAACCCGTTTCAATGTTGGGTATGTGGTAAAAAAGGTAAAACAATAAGAAGCTTATTTAAAGCACTTAAGGTATCACCTGACAAGTTTATAGAACTAGGTAAATTAGTTAAAACAGGTAGCCATGTAGAAGATGTTATAATAGAAAATATAGTAGAATTACCTAAAGAATTTATACCCCTATTTCCAGATGATAAAACTATAAAATGGAAACAGGCATATTACTATTTAAAAAGTAGAGGTATTACAAATGATGATATTATAAAATACAATATTGGGTACTGTGATTTTGGAAGATACCAAAACATGATCATTATACCATCATATGATAAAGATGGTACATTAAATTATTTTACAGGTCGTTCATTTGAACAAGATCCATTTATAAAATACAGAAATCCAGAATGTTCAAGAGATATAATACCATTTGAATTATTCATAAACTGGGATTCACCATTAATATTATGTGAAGGTCCATTTGACGCTATAGCAATAAAACGAAATGCTATACCTTTACTAGGTAAAAACATACAATCTACACTACTAAAAAGAATAGTACAATCAACTGTTAAAAAAATATACATAGCATTAGATACTGACGCTATAAAACAATCGCTAAAACATTGCGAATACTTACTAAACCAAGGTAAAGAAGTATACCTTGTAGAATTAGATGGAAAGGATCCAAGTGATTTAGGTTTTTCCTATTTCACTAAGCTAATTCAAAACACTGAACCAATAGATCAATATGATTTAATGGAGAAGAAAATCTCATTAATATGAGTAAAAGAAACATTAAGAAAAAATACAATAGGATACTTGAAATATCTGAAGATGCTAAGCAAATAACCTTACCAGATTCTAGATACTACAGAAGAAATGGTAAATATTACCCATCAATTACATACGTTTTAAGTTGCTACCCAAAAGGTAAATTTTTCCAAGACTGGCTTAAAAAAGTAGGATACAGTGCTGATTGGATTGTTAAAAAAGCAGCTGAAGAAGGTACTCAAGTACACGAAATGTGTGAAGATTATTTAAATGGTAAAGAATTAAACTTTTTATCTGAAGCAGGTAATCCAATGTATGATCCAACAGTATGGCAAATGTTTCTAAAATTCGTTGATTTTTGGGAAACATATAAACCAACACTACTAGAAGCTGAAGTACATCTATTCTCAGATAAACTTAAAGTAGCAGGCACATGCGATTTAGTATGTGAAATAGACGATGAACTATGGATTATAGATTTCAAAACATCAAACCACTTACAAACGACTTACGATTTGCAGACCGCTGTTTACGCCAAATGTTATGAAGAGTGTTTTGGTAAGAAAATAGACAGACTAGGAGTTCTATGGTTAAAATCATCCAAACGTGGACCTAAAGAAGGTAAGATTCAAGGTAAAGGTTGGGAAATGTACGAATCAAAACGTACACAAGAAGAAAACGTAGACATATTCTTAACAGTTAAGAAATTATTTGACCTAGAAAACCCAAAACACTCACCAATATTTACTGAATTCAGAACGCAAGTGAAGAAAAAAGACTAATATTTATATTAAACACTAGTCATGAAAGATTTCGATTTAAAAAAATATTTAGCTGAAGGTCGCTTATTTGAAGAAGATATGACATCTAAGGCTGTATCTGTATTAAAAAGTTACAAAGGTGAAGTTAAGGGATTAGAAGATTATATTAAATACCTAATGAACACTAATGATGATATAAGTAGTTCAATTCAAGCGGTTGCTGATGATATGGATAGAGATAATGATGCCGAAGATAGTTTAAGACGAGATTTAGAAAAATTAAGTTTAGCTGAAGGTAAGCTTATAAAAGAATATATGGATCTTAAAATAGATGGAGATTATATTGAATTATCATCTTACTCAGGTGAATATAGTGGGAATTTAAATAACGATGGCACAGTAGATTTTTCAGTATATTATGATGATGGGACAGAATTTGATGAAGATAATTGGAAAGACATTTTAGGACCAAAACATGCATTTGTAAAAATATCAAACCAAATACCAACTAAAGTTGAGGCAGTAGATGATTATGTTATGATCACAGTAGACTTAGAAGATCTTGAAGCAATATCTGAAATTAAACCTAAATCAGATGATTCTCTTGATTCCCCAGCAGCAGGTAATATTGAAGCAACTTACTCAAAACCTGGTGGTCCTGTTTTTAAATCTTATTCTGATTTTCAAGATTATTACAAATAATGAATATTCTATTAGAACAAGAAGAAAGACCTAAAGCTATAATAATGGCGGGTGGAGCAGGAGTTGGTAAAACTTTTGTAACGGATAAATTTAAAAAAGCAGCTGAATCTAAAGGTTGGGTAGTATTAAACCCTGACCAATATGCTAGAAACCCAGACCCAGAACAAAGATTATCATTAGCAGCAGCAGCTTCAAAAATAAATAAAGAAGTAGATAGCTTAGCTAAAAGTGAAGATAAACCAAATATTATATGGGATACTACAGCTAATAATCCTACTAAAGTAAAAGAACTTCAAGATGCGGGTTATGATGTTTTAATGATTATGGTATATGCTCACCCAAGTGTAGCATTTGAACAAAATTTTGCTAGAGCAAGTAAAGAAGGTGAAGATAGTTTACCACCATATGTTGTATTAAAAACTTGGGCTAGCTCATATAATGATCCTCACATAGAAAATTACCAAAAAATGTTTGGTGATAATTTTATTATAATAGATAATACATCAAAACCAGGAACAGATAACTCTAAAATAGATGCTTTTAATAAAGCAGCACAACAAGGTGGAAAAGCCTTAGAAAAACATATTGGAAACATAATAAATTCAGATCCTGAATATTATTCATCTACTCAAATGGTTTCTAAACCTGCTAATTTATCAAAAGAACAACAAGCTGATTTTGATTCTAAAGTACAACAATTAGGATTAAAACTTGAAGAAGATGATAGAGAAGCAATGGAAAAACTATACCAAAAATATTTTGAAAAAAATAACGAAGTAATGCCTTTAAAAAAATTAGGTAGAAAAAATGGTATGGAAGAAGTTTATAAATCTTATATGTCTAAAAAAGTAAAAAAAGATGCTGAAAAAAATAAGGTTTATAATGATATTTCTGCTTCAATTAAAAACATAGGTAAATCATTCGTATCAATAGATGATGCTACATCAAAAGCAATGGCTCATATAGGTCAAAAAAAAATCAATGAACTAACTCAATTCTTAGTTGATAGTATACTAAACGAAGAAGAAAAACCTAAAAGAACTGTAGCTATATTTGCTGGTGGGTTTAAACCACCTACAAAAGGTCATTTAGAAGTAGTTAAAAAAGGGGTAGAATTAGCTAAAAAATCTTCATATGGTGCTAATATAGATGAAATTAATATTGTAGTAGGTGGAGGAGTTAGAGATGGAATTACACAATCACAATCTAAAGAAATTTGGGAACTATATGCCAGGGTTTTTCAAGACCAATTCCCAATTATAAATGTTATAGCTGCTAATCCTTTTGATTATTATAAAGACTACTTAAGAAAACACCCAGATGATCAGGTATTTGTATTCATAGGTTCAAGAGAAGGAAATGAAGGTGATCAAGCAGATGTTAAATTTAGATCTGAATTTGTAAAAAATTATAGCGATAATGTAATACCATTACAAGTTCCTACAGCAGCAGTTACAAGCGGAACTGAAGCTAGAAAATATTTTAAAGAAAATGATATAGAAAAATTTAAAAATACTTTACCCACAGGTTTAACTGTTGGAAATGTTGGAGAGATAATTAACATACTTAACAATAAATCAACTAATAGTATGCGAAAACCAGCGCTTAAAGCAACAGAACCGCTAACTCCACTAAAAGAAAACCAAATGTCTAGGGAGGATTTTAATTTAGTTGGGGATGTT